TCAGTAGGTGATGTTAAAATATCAGCTGGTGTTGTACCAACTTGTAAAGTTAATGTCTGCCCACTTGTAGGTGGTGTAAAAAATACCGCAGCATTATTAATTAAATCATAATCATCTCTTGATACTACTGTACCATCAAGGAACACTCTGATATGGTCCTCAGATATAACATCAAAATCTGAGGAGAATATCTTTTGTGTTCCGTCAGTTGTAAAGACTTTATCTGAAACCATATCTTATTTCCTATATTCCTCGACTTCCTTTAAGATGTAATTGTCCTCTCCAAGAAAGTGAATTTAATTTGAAACCTTTGTTAATATCACTAACAAAAGCTATTTCTAGATTGTTTGCATTACCAACAACAGGATATTTATGATCACCTATAATTGCTAATGATGGAGTTGTCACATAATTATTGTATGTTTTTACTACAGTACCTCTGGTAATTTCCATACCATAATATGATGAATCTCCCATTGATAATCTTAAGTCTCTAAGAATTAATGATGAACGATTACTATCTACATTTGATTTACCACTAGGAACACCCCATTTAGATAATTCAATACGAGATTGTACTGTATCTGCTCCGTGATCTTCATAAGTAACAGTAGTCATATCCTCAGGTAACTCTAAACTAATTGCTTCAAGTTTACGATCACCGTTGTCATAAGCTACCATAACTAATAACTCATCGCCTAGTACTTCAATATTAAATATTCTATCATCTGGGTCTAATTCCCAAGTGTGCCAAGCAGACTGTGCTTTTTCTTCACCTTGCCAATAAAAGTTATATACATATATCTTATTATCTGTACCTGTAATAGCAAATAACATATCGTACTTACTACTACCTGTTAATTTCTTAATTCCTTGTGGGATGTAGTAAGGACAATGTCCTGTAATATTTGCAGCATCATTACTAGCCGTATCAGGAACATTAAAGTACTCTCTGATTGTAGTACTATCTTGTTTGTCTGTTGCAAAATAAATATTAGGACCAATTGCTACTGGTGCAGCTTCAATATTAATATCAAAGGCTGTACTTTGTTGAATACTAACATCATTAGGTGTTAATGCCCTTGTGCTTGACATAATGAATTGTGCTTTATCACCAAACAATAATAATTCTTTATTGAATGGAATAGCATAACGTAAGTATACTGCTTTATTACTATCTACTGCAACATCAATAGGATCAGCATCAAGTACATCAGTAACAGTTGTAGGCCAGAAGTTATAGTACTCACTTGTTTCTGATAAAATTACATTATCATCTGCAAGCATACCTAATCTATTCTTAAAGAAAAAGATGTCTTCAATGTTCCTACCTACAAATGATGGTTCTGGTGCATTAAACTCGTCACCTACTGTACGATCACCCCAATTAATAGTTGACATTGGAAAACTAGTTGTACTTTGTCTCTCAATTTTATGAGGCATAGTACTAGCATTAAATGAATTATCTAGTCCTGGTTTAAATGTTTCTCTATATGCAGAACCTACAAATTTAACATAGTAATTATCAAAGTTACTTTGTTCATCTCCTGCAATCTCAATGACTGCATTTTGGAAACCTAGATCACTAGGTAAATCCTGCAGTTTTCTTATTGTGCCTACCCAAGATTCTGATGCTTGCGATCCCCAGGAATCTGATCCAGAATAATTAGGTGCACTTGTTTTTTTAACAACAGATCCTACTGCTGTACCACCAATAGCAGAGGCTATCGAGTTAGCAGCTGCGACACCATCGACATTAGTTTGCGAAGTGACTTGCGAACCGTTGTTGTAAATATAGTAAGTATAGCCTTTAGCTGAATTGTTATCTGTTCCATATCTTATTTCTGTTGTTCTTTTTACCCAATAATAAAAGTTTGAATCCCAGTTAGCATCATCATTGTTATCAGTTGTACCTGACATTGCAACAGTCTTTGTCTTATTAACAATGAATGTTGTGTCACCTACGGTAACTGCTGAGAATGCATCACGTGGTAATGTACCTGCTGGAACATTTAAGTAAGAGTTAGAGACCCAGTCTTGAGCCATCGTACCATTTTCATCATAAACCTTATATTCACCATCTTGAATAACCATAATGTACTGCTCATCACCAGCACCTCGGTCATACACGTGGATAAACGCATCAGGATCAACTGTGGTATCTGTTGCTTGAACAATAGATGGATTCCTCTTTTGTACTCCTTGTACTAATGAAGGATAACAGTTAATCATCTCAGTTACCTGTGTATCTAAACGTAGCTCATCAGGTTGCTGCGAGACACCATTGTATAACCCAGGTATAGTCTGATTTACTAAGGCCATATCTAACTCCTAATTGGTCGAGGATTCCTACTTCTTGTAATAATTCTACTTGCGTGTGTTGAATCAAAGATATTATAATTATTTGTATCTACATCGTGCTCTAGTGCTTTTTCATAAGCGTGCTGTTCGTCATCCATAAGGACACGAATAACATCTGTAGAACCGATTAATCTTTGATATGTAATTCTTGCTGCTTTAATTGCGATATAATATGCAATTGTATATGGGATGTCATCAAAATCTAAGTCCCATACAACGTCTACTTTATGAGTAGAGTTAGGATCAAACTGAAATGTTTTATCATCTTTATCGTACAGTTTGTTATCCTTCATAATATATTTGTTTGATCCATCAGAACTTTCTAAACGTAGAATGCTCGATGCAAGGGCAACATAACCGTTTGTATCTGCAGTTAAGTCCCAATCATAATCTGTGTTACAGTTGTAACCTTCTGTAAGAATAGTCTTACGAGTCTCCGTAAGAATCTCTAGGGCTGTACTAGCTTCGTATACATCCGAAATGTTTGTTGCAGTCGTAAGAGTCATCTCACCGATAGTTTGCAAGGCAATGTTTACGCCTTCTAATTCAGTCATAGAATTTCTCCGTATCAAAAAAAAGGGACACCCGAAGGCATCCCTTAGTTATATTAGTCAGTTGTAACCATCTTGATTACACAACCATTGTTTAATGTACCGAAGCCCATTGCATAAGATGAAGTCATTAGATCACCTAATTTCTCAGGGATGTAATTAACTTCAGACTTGATGTCAAGAAGCTTAACAACACCAACAGCATTTTGAGTGAACATATAGATGTCACTTGTGCCGATGTTATTAGATACTAAGATGTTGTGACCAGCTACCTGAACAACACGACCAGTATCGATACCACCATTAGAACCTTGAGTCATATCTTTGTGAACTGCACCAGACTGTACTAGACGGTTGTAGTTCTTAGGAGATACAACTACGTAACGATCACCTGGAATATCTTGCTCGTCCATAGTAGTTTGAGCATCATAAAGAGCAGCAAGGATAAGATCACCCTTATCGCCATTTGAAGATGCACCTGCAGTAGCTACTGAAAGTACTGAAACTGCTTCTACGTGACTGGCATTCCAAGCACCTGCTGCGTGAGCTGAAGTGAATACGTATACAACATTGTTGTAAGATACACGATCACCAACAGCGTAAGCTGTACTTGCAGAGAATGCAGTAACGTCTGAGTATGGTTGACCTTCGCCACCATTAGTGTCATCAGTGTTTGCAGCATTAGCCACACAGTTATCAAGTTGTGTGATAATTGCTTGGTCTACTGTTTTAGCTAGTCTACGACCCATTTCAACAGAATACTGTGAACGAGTCTCATAGTGTTGCATTGCTTCTTCGAAGTTATCAACGAATACTGAAGCATATTTAAGATCATCAATCTCGATTACACGCTCACCAGCATTGATTAGGTTAGGTGTAATATCAGTTCCAGGAACGTGAGTTGATGTTGCTGTCTCGTACTTACCGATAACTGCGAATGATGCAGACTTACCAGAGTTAATTGTACGAGTTTGTACTAAAGGCAAAAAGATATTTGCTGATTCGAAAGCTGTAAGTACTTCGCCAGAAAACACCTTAATCGCCAAGTCGCGATCGGAATAACCAGAGCCGTCACGACCTGTACCGATACCTTGTGAAGGATTATAAGACATTTTTCTTCCTTTGTTATATATTAAAAATAATGATAGTTTTCACTATCGCTGGCAGCACTTATCATAATGAGGGTATCCGTTGACATATACCTCAGTATATATCTTAGGGCAACTTCTGACTTTGTACTAAATAGGGTGGGGGTGCGGGTCTTACATTAGGTATAGAGGGAGGACCTAAAGGCCGCAAAGAGAGATTAAAGGCATCACACCCCCTAAACTTTAAAACTTGCTTAAAGCCACACGCCTTTGTACCTCAGCACGGAATGCTGGGTCTTTCTTATATTTTGGATTTGACATTTCAGCCATCATTTCTTGCTTACTTGCAAAACCTCGTGTCGATGTGTTTGACACTTCCCCTTTTACTAGATTAGGACCTTTAGCACTTTGATATTGTGCGTAAAGACCTTTAATTGCAAACTCAGATTGAGCTTCATTTGCTAATGACGCATTAAATGCTTGGATCTCAGACTCAGTTAAATTGTCTTGTGCCCAAGTAACCATCTCATTATATTCTGATTCACCACCAGCTAAACTATACATCTTATTTAATGTTTGTCCTGCTAGTGCTTCTTGACCTGCAATGTATGCATCCACCATATTTTGTGGGATACCTGCATCTTCTAGTTGTTTATAGGTGTCAGGGGAGAGTTGTCCAGTTTCTTGATACTCACTTTCAAGTGCAGTGTAGTCAATACCAGCTTGTGCTGTTACTTCTTCTGCATCTGCTTTAGTAGTATCTTCTTCTTGTGGGGCTTCAGCTTCAGTTTCTGTTGCTGTCTCTTCCGCAGGTTGACCTAGTTTTGTTTGTAAGTGTTCGTAAGCTTTCTCCAGTTCTTCAACTGTTTTATACTTACCTGCAAGCATACGTTCTTGATCGGTCTGCATCGATTCAGTTACTTCTGTCTCGTGCTGCTCAACCTTATCGATCATTGCCTGATCGTGCTCACTTAGATTTGCTTGTGGATTTTCCTGCTGATTTTGCTCCATTCTCCGCCTCCATTTTTTTAGCTTCAGCCACAATAGCAGCTACACGAGCTGCCTGGGCTTTCATCATAATCTCTTGAGGTGTTGCTTCAACTGCCTCATCCTTTTTATAGTCTGACATTTACCCTCCTGTCATTTGTTCACTTGCTACTTGACCTGCCATAGCTCCGCCTTGAGAAGCTGCAGCATCCATACCCATTTGACCAGCTTGCTGCAACATTGCTTGAGCTTGTTCTTGTTGGATCTGTTCTTGTGTCTTAATAAGACCTTCTGTTTCAATACCTAATGATGTACCGATCTGTTCAATAACAGCATCCACATTAGTATACTGAGCAAATATCTCAGGACCAAGAAGTTGTTGTAGTGTTTGTGAAAATTGTACTAATTTATTATAATCGTGTCCACGACCTAGTGCTTCAACACCAGTAACAATAACTGGTTCAACTAGACCTTCTGGGAACTTAACCTTATTAGAATGCATTAATAACTTAATTAACGGTAATTGCAATTCTTGTGTTAGAATGCTATAGATACCTCCAAGAGCATCTTCAAGCTCTCCTGCCATAAGTCGTACTTCTTCAGCAGTGACACGCTCAGCATCACGTCTTGCAGATTCATTGAGTAGGAAAGCACTCGCTAATCTCCTTTGAATGTCATTCATTGTTTGGTATGCAATGTTTAAGTCGTGTGACTTATCCATCTGCAAAGTAGAAACATCAGTCGCTCTACCTTTAACAATTGATCCTGACTGTGCCTTAGCAACCGTAGATATATTTGTACTACCTACAGGATCAACAAAGAATAAGACCTTAGATGCTGCTGCGGATGCTTCCACAATACTCATAGATAATGCTTCGAGTGAACGAAGGTCACCTAAGTATTGCTCAACAAGTCCACGTCCATAATTCTCATTATGAATTGCAGTCCATCTTAAAGGAATGTATGGTAAATTTTTCTCTGTATATGTACCACGTGTTCCTGGAATTTCTTGCTCTAGTGCCTCTTGATAAACATCGAAAGACTTTCCATTCCACTTAACACTGGTGTACAAGTCGATGGGTTTAGTTTGATCACCTTCCTTGTCCATTCCTTCTGGTAAATCATCCCTACGTATCGACTCTTTAGTTAGGATTTCTTTTAACTTACCTTCAGGATTACGCTGTACAACGTATGAATTAAGATTAAAAACTCTAGTTCCATCATCTTTGTCTCGGTAAACTAGGGCATTACCTGTAGCAACTAATAATTTTAGTGCTTCAAAGATAGGCACACGTAGAGCTTCACGTTCGATCTGTGCAGATAGTGCACGCTCCAAATCCGCTAAACGTTCTTGTACTTGACCTGCCTGACCTTGTTGCTGCAATTCCATCATTGCAATCTTGTCAGGTACAAATCTAAAGAATGGAGCATTAGGTGGTAGTAGAGAGAGTAACAGCTTACTTGCTAAGTTATTAACTGCACGAGCACCTAAGGATTGATAAGGTGTATCTAACCTTGATTCCTCAGTATGTGACTCATTGTCTACTAATAGTGAAGGAATAGTTAGCTCAGTACAATGTTTAGCTCTATCTAGTACAGTACTTCTTTCACCATCTAATTTTGTCCAACGGTTCTTTAAGCTAACTTCATTCTCATCCATAACTAACTACCTGTTTGTACTGATTTTTTAACTGATGTTCTGGTTAGAGGAATTTGTAAACGTTTCTTGCCTATTGCTTTCTTACGTACATCTTCTCTGTTTGTTTCGTCATCGCCACCAGGTTTGAACTCTGCCTCTTCAACCGGTGCAGATGGTGCTGGTGGAGGTGTAGGTGCAGGTGTTTTAGAACTAAATAGTCCGCCCATACTTATTCTCCTTGTGCTAATTCTTGTAAACGTCTAATTAAATCAATGACTCCGTGTAGACGGCCCTGTTGGTAAGGACTCATTTCCTTTGTAATTATCTTATCGGGAAATTCATCTTCCAACGCTCTCAACAATTCTAATGTCTTGCTTGGTAATTTATCCATAATAGTTCCTGGAGGGTCTCTGGTTCGAGTTCATCAGAGATTATCACTATAATAATCCCACCAGGGTGGAGTCCTATAGTGTAACCTCTATATATTACTTTCGGAAAGGGTTTAGTTTATCAATCCAATCCCACACTTTACTGTAGTCTTTGGAGTGTAAACGCCACTTAGCTTTCCAGGCTTTATAACCTACCATCCCCACTCTCCTTTCATACCAGCAGCTGAGTAATCAGTTACTGTACCTTCGAAAAAATTCTTAAAACTATCTCCAGCAATAATCCATTCTACCCAAGGTAGGGGATTATCTTTAACACCATAGTTAGGTTTAAGTCCTAGTTGTATAAGTCTACGATCTGCTAGATGCCTGATATAATCTTTGACTTCGCCTTTTTCAAGACCCTCGATGCTTCCCATTTTATAAGCAAGATCGATAACTTTGTCCTCCAAGGCAACCGCAGTTCTGACCATTTCGTAAATTTCTTTTTTAAATTCATCTGTTACTACCCTCGGATGTTCATTGCAAAACTGTCTAAACAAACGTGACATCCCTTCAACGTGCATAGACTCATCTCTAATAGACCACTCAACTACCTCACACATACCCTTCATCTTACCGAAACGTTGGTAGTTTAGCAGCATAGCGAATGCTGAGAACAATGACATACCTTCGTTAACACAAGTCTGAGCTAATGCTTTAGCTAGTCCGTGCAACGTAGATGTATCGTTGTCCTTCATAAACTCAATCTTATCTTTCATTTGTTTGTAATCTAAGAAAGCTGAGTATTCACTATCTTCAAAACCTAAGGTGTCATTTAGTAATGCATAGGCACGTTGATGTGTACCCTCACGATTAGCAAACGACATAATCATATTCCTAATCTCGTGATTACGAAACTTAGGTATATATAAATCACAATAGTTTTGTGCTACCTGTACATCTGATTGTGTAAACAGACGAAGGATCTGAGTAATGTGGTTCTTCTCTTCTTCAGTGATAGTACCACGTTTCCACTGATCTACATCTTCCTGTAGTTTAACTTCCCATATACCCCAATGGATCTTCTCGTGCTCTTCAGCAATTTCCATTGCCCACTGATGATTAAATGGTTTATATGTTTGTGCCTCATCTAGTACTCCTACCTCAAGCATCATATTCTCCATTCAATTGATCAGCCATATTTAATATGTTAGTTAAACAATCTGCACAAAAAGTAACAGGAAGGATACCAAAGTAACCTTGTATCCCTCCCTCCTCTTCATCATATTTCCATCCACAAATTGTGCATTCTTCTGGTGGTTCTAACCCTGACAACTTAGACATTCTGTGTCCTCCTTAAATGATTCGAGTTTAATACGCTCTACCTTTTTACCAATCTGCTCTGCAGTAGCACCAGTATTAGTACGTAAATAGTAAAGACCTTTTAGTTTCTTACCCCACGCTGCGAGATGTACTTTGTTCACGGAAGCCTTCTCGCTACCCGCAGGGAAGAACAAGTTTACGCTTTGACCTTGACATATGTATGGTTGTCTAGTCGCTGCGTGTTCCACTACCCACATTTGGTCTAACTCGAATGCAGTTTTAAATACATCCTTTTCCCAATCTGTAAGATAATCTAAATGTTGTACAGAGCCTTCGTGGTGAATAATACTCGACCACTGTTCCTCTAACCAATCTTTTTCAAAGCCTAGTCGTAGTCTGTGTTCGTTCAACACTCTAGCTAGGTGTCTATTCTTAACTAAATGAGACCCAACGCGTGTCCTATGAGTATAAGCATTAGACTTAATGGGCTCAATAGAAGCAGAAGTACCGCAGATGATACTACTATTAGCATTAGGAGCGATAGCAAGAAGATGACTATTACGTTTTCCGCTTCCTTTACCATCAGGATATTCTCCACGTTCTGCAGCTAAAGCTTGTGTTGCCATCTCTGCTTGATCTTTAATTAACCTAAACATCTTTAAATTCTGTCCAGTAGCCTGTGCAGATTCCCAAGGAATATTCTTAGATTGTAAGTATGAATGGAAACCCATTGCACCTAGACCTAAGGAACGTTCCTGGAATGCTGAGTGAGTAGCTGCTGCTAATTCTTGAGGTGCGTGTTCAATGAATTGTGTAAGTACATTATCTAGCATCGTAATTAAATCTGATATTAGTGATGTATCTTTCCACTCATCAAACAACTCTAGGTTAACAGAAGACAAACAACATACAGCAGTACGTCCTTTCTCTGTAGGTAAGTGAATCTCATTACATAAATTACTACCGTGAATCTTAAGTCCCTTATCTTTTAAAGGTTGTGGTAGTTTACGATTGGCCTCATCGATAAAGTTTAGATATGGTTCACCAGTTCTAAATCTTACTTCGAGGAGTCTTTGCCAAAGGTCTCTTGCACGTACTGTATCACGGACTTCACCGTTACTTGGATCAGTAAGACTCCAAGGACTATCATTGATAACACAATCCATAAAGGAATCAGTAATATTGACAGCATTATTAATGTTAAAACACTTGCGATTAGTATCCCCTCCAGTAGGGACTCTAAGGTTGATGAATTCAATAATGTCTGGATGTGAGATGTCAGTATACGCAGCATAACTTCCTTTTCTAGTTTGTCCTTGTTTATAAGCGGTCATCGCTGAGTCGCTTACTTTAATAAATGGAATTGGGCCTGGAGCTTTGTCCGATACGGGTCGAACATCACCCCAGTGTCCTCCTACTCCCCCTCCTTTAACACTTAACCAAGCCAACTCTGACTGATGTTTAATAAGACCATCGAGATCGTCAGCAACATAACTAAGAAAACAACTAATAGGAAGTCCTCTTGGCTTTTCACCTGGGGCAGGAGCGTTACTAAGGATAGGGCTACTAAACATAAACCAGCCACTGCTAACAGCATCATATAAACGTTGAGCAAGTTTCTTATCTCCTCCGCTATAAGCTAAGCAAGCTCTAGCGTATGCTTCTTGTGGTGATTTTTCTTTACCACGTAAATAATAATTAGTCACCAAGTCTCTTGCTTGGTCAGACATCTTCTTGTCTTTCTTGCGATCAATTACGATCCCTAAGTAATCACTCCTCATCTGGCTTAATCCTTATATCTATCATTTCAACTTCGCCTTCCATATAACTTTTATATGTCAAACGTCCCTCATTGTGTAGTTGTATGGCATCAATGATACCTCTCTCATATCTATGGTTACTATAAAGGTAGGATGCAAACCCACCTCCGATAGCCACAAATAGCATTAATAGATATACGGTTTCTATCGCCATCATTTCTCTCCAAATCTTTTGTCGTAGGCTAATGCTACGCACTCATCTAAAAATAAATCCTTCTCTAAACAGATTAATCTTAATGATATATAAATATCTCCTATCAATTCCTTAAGCTCATTAGTTTCGAGTGTAGTATTATCTTCAGATAAGAAGTGATCTATTTTCTTATCTAGATAATCTTTCATTACTCGCTCCCCTGATCCCAGAATTGTGTAAACAAAACTTCATCTGTATAAATAGTAAAGGTTTGATCTTGAGTGTAAATAAGTAGTTTGTCCATTGCTTCAATGATCTTAACTACACCATCATACACTTCATCACGTCCATCACTATGAACTACTCTTGCTCGAATCATCTTTCTTTTCCTCTTCTTTCTTAGGTTTCGGTTTGATCTTTACTGGGCTGCTCGTCTTCCACGGTTGCATTATCGTCCTCCTTAAATCTTTCTTCACTAGCATAGTTCCATAGTTCATATTGGTAATGCTCTCCTGTATTACCATTTTGTCCTATGACATCCATTCGCTCTTCATCCCACTCTTGGTCTTCAGCTAATCTTTCGTAGTAGTACCTTTCCATTGCAAGGTCTTTAATTCTTTCAATAAGTTTTTCGTACTTCTGCTCGATCTCGATTCGTTTCTTTTTCTCCGTTTCATACTTCCTAACCCAAGAGATGTAAGAGTTTTTCTGTAACTCACGCCAGCTATCCACTAGTTGTACCTCTTAAACCACACTGGTCTACCATTACGTTTGATTGTAATAGTCTTACAAGCATTGGTTGCACCACGATACTCTTGTTGTTTTACATATAAATGACATAAGTAAACAGACTTGCATCGAAAGATCTCTACGCTGTCTGCCATATTATTCTTATGTACTTCCATAGTAATGTCACTCTTAGGTGCTGGAAAATTATAAGGATTAGGATTAGCTGCAAAAGCTGAACTAGATATTAATAATAGTGCTGCAAATAAACTACGCATAACGACCTCCAAATCTCATAGGTATTTCTTTACCTGTGTCATCAACAACAAGTATCTCAGTGTACTCAATTACTTCAGCATCTTTACCTTTACCTGTTTGTGTACGTACAACCTGTACATCTTTTACTTTATACTTTGGTTTCATTCTTTACTCCTGTCGGTGTCCATAAGTTTACTTGTTGAGTCTCTTCATCAAAGTCACGTAGCATATAAACTAGTTGTGCTTGTTCAATCAGATACTCATATGTCATACCAGCTTTATCATAAGTCTCTTCAATTACCTCCCAGTAATCTTTAGGGTCTGTTGCTGCTAATATCTTGGCTGCTTTAATCTTACCGATCTTAGGACAACCTTTGACACCATCAACACTATCACCTTCAAGTACTTGTAGATAGAACCAGTAGTCTGCTTCTTCCTGTGTTACTTCGTAGGATTCTTGTGTGTTATAGTTGTAGTGTTTCCCAGGTGCTTGATTAAGATCCTTATCAATGTGACATAGGACATACTTACCTGGTTCTTTATACATTCGACTAACACATACATCGTCTGCTTCTACATTATCAAATAGTAATGCACCCTTCTCTAGTAAATGCTCTCGAATTGGCAGCAACATTTCCAGAGGAACTTTAGGTGGTTTGCGATTACCTTTGTATGTAGGTGTTACATCATAACGAAAAGATTTCTTAGGACTTAGAATGAGAACTGAGTCGTCAGTATCTGTGTGATCTCTAATACCTTCTATGAAATAATCCATCTCTTCGAGTGCTGTCTCTAGGTCTGTAGAAACTGAGGCAACAATATTGTCCTCGTCACTATCATCCCAGATCACAGTGTCTTGATAGATGCTCGCATATTTATAAGCGATGCTATCGCCATCAATCAATGAAATCATAATTCCCTCTCCAATGAGCATTATCTATATGTAAGTAACCAACCTCTTTATCTATGAATTGTCTATTACTGAATGTTGTTGTTGCAGGTAAGCTTCTAGTTTCCCACTGGAAGTCGTAACCTTCGTTGACTAATTTAGTAATGTCCCAACCATAGACACCCCTAGGTGTTGACACAATATATAGAAAGTCTCTTTCTTCGTGATTGTTTTCACATTTGTTTTTCTCTATAAACTGATCATCATAGTGTGCAGTTCTACACTTCAGCTCCACAACGTATTTAATATTGTTTGCATCGTGGCAGCAAAACTGATCCGCATCAGTACTTTCTACAGATAAATTAAACTTGTGATTTATATAATAAAGTAATTCATTTTGTGTCATTCTCCTCTCCGTACACGTGTTTCAAAATAAATTCACAGTAGTGAATGGCCTTCTTAATATCTTCAGCACCATTCTTATCTTGATGTCTGCTTATATATTTGATCACGTTACCTTCGCAATAACCAAAACCATTATGCATAATGAAATCAATTGGTTGTATCGATAGGTTATAGTGGTCTCCCCCGATCTGCTTGTTCATACTCCCTCCAAACTAAATTCAATAAACTCTTCACCTTTCTTTACATCAGTCTTTGATGCAGTCAACATATAAATATGCTTATCATTAAATGCATACTTCATCTGCAGACAATCAATAAAAGGTTTGAGTACGTTATCCAAATCAGCAAGTTTACTGCTAAGACCTACTGCTATAAATAATTGAAGTTTACCTTTCGGTATCTCTAAATCATTAGGTAATAGTGGTAGTAGTTTTCTCTCATAGTTTTTGTACTTATAAGATTTAACTTTTCTACCACCATACATATCATTGGTACTGAGTGGTTTAATATCAATGTGTATCATACCAAGTGTTCCCAATTTTAGCCTCACCTTCCAACTTAACTCTGAAGTTCAAAAGTTTTTCAACATCAGCAAATGTAGACTCAGCAATTTCTTTTACGATCTCTGCTTTGTTTTCATCTACTTCTATCTGAACCTCATCGTGAATGTTACCAATGAACTCGTACTCCTTACCTGGAGTCATAGTCTCTTGTAACTTTTTGTCTAGTTCGACTAGGTAATACTTCATAACTAATGCACCTGCACCCTGTAGTAATACATTAAGTGCAGCGTGATCGCTACGAATCTCATACTTTCTTTTGTTTAAACCAAGAAGGAATCCCTTACTAGCTGACTTCTTGACAGCTGTAGTAAGTTTTGCCAATGCTGGAATCCTTTTTAAAAAAGTCTCTTTTAAATTTTTTCCAACTTTTTGAGACCCACCTACAATACTTCCTATCTTTGCATTCCCTGCACCATAGAGAAAACCATAGATAAAAGTTTTAGCATTGTCTCTAGTTGGTAGACCAGCTGCTTCTTGGTTAATCGTATGAATATCACCATTAACTACTTGTTCACCATAAGCACCACCATCAAAGGCGGCCATATAATGTGCAAGCATTCTCAATTCCAAACCTGATGCATCAACACCTACAATCTTTTTACCTTCGGGAACAGTAAACAGTTGTCTACATTCTTTACCCATAAAAGCACGACTGCTTGGTGTCTGAGCAACATTAGGTTTGTTGTGTGTGCAACGACCAGTGACTGCACCTAAGGTGTTAACTTGACCGTGTATCCTATTATCATCTTTGACTAAACGTAACCAACCGTTCGCCCCTTCAACCAACATACCCAATACCTTTTGTAATAAAAAGTATTTTCTGAGTAATTGTGCCTCAGGAATATCACAGTTCTTTAGCGTGTCTTCATTAATAATAGGTGTACCTTTGTCAGTCTTCTTAGGTGAATCCCAGTTGTACACTTCTTTCATCCAGCGAATGATGTGATGTCTACTTGATGGATTAAACCAAGTCTCCTCCCATCTTCCCCAGCCTAGTTTAGGATCACGATGTGCTCCCTTCTTAACTTGATTGAGATAGTTCTTACTCTCAACACCATCAATTCTATATTGTGGTACTTCTTTCATCGCTACCCAATCTTTAAGAGGTTTAAAAGTTTCTTCTAACTCTTTTTCAATTGCCTCTTTTTGTTTGTTAAGTTCAACGTGTAGAAACTGTGCTTTTTCAATATCAAAGTACCAACCATAACGTGACTGTCTATTAATAATGTAAGCGAAGTCCTGCTCAACATCGAGTGCTGAGTCAGGGACATTCTTTTTCAATAAACGTTCGTATAGTTTTACTGTTACCTTAACATCTTGCTCACAGTAATCTAACATCTCCTCATTAAAAGTATCCCAAGCATTATCTTGAGAACCATACTCTCCCTTGTACTCACCTAGTCGCATACCCCACGCCTTCAAACTGTGAGACCCTTTCACCGCTGGAGGTAAACTTTTGTTACCCTCATCGAGGTTCATAAGGTTGTAGTATGCAATGCGACTAAGAACAAAAGTGTCTAGTACCTTACACTCCTTGTATAAATCTATCCCATAGAGTTTCTCTATTACGGGGATGTCATAGTTAATACCGTTGTGTGCTCCGATACTATCTGCACTTTTTAGATCATCGATTAATGTATCAATGTCTTCAGGTCGGTAACGTTTGTACTCCTGAGTATCAGTGTCATAAGTTACAGCACAGTGTATCTTTGTCACGTCCTCCAGGAATCCATCTGTTTCCAAATCAAATAACAACATTAAAATTCTCCCTCAATAAAGTCATCTTCTACGACAGACATTCTGCCAGTCTCTTTTTTGTAGACCAGAGTATCTGCAAGGCCAACATCACCTACAAAACGATTCTTTAGTACCCGTAACTTAACGTGATTACTAAAATCATCATCTCTCATATTCCTCTCTACACCTATGACACCATCAGATAGTTGAGCAATTGCACCCGATCCTCTCAACTGAGAGAGTGATACATTTGCACCATCTTCGTGACCTTTGTCACCTTGTGGTCGTCTTAAATGTGAGACAACTATGATTCCTGCTTGAGTTTCCTCAGCAAGACTACGTAGGTTAGTCATCAGAGCATCGATAGCCTTCCTTTCATCACCATCATTGTTACCAGAGACAACAATACTTACGTGATCCAAGACAATGAAGTCCACATTATTTTGTGTAATCATTAGTCGTAGTTTCTTAAGTAAGTTATCCTCATCGAGTGAACCAAAGTGATCATAAAGATACATCCTTCCAGTGCCTAAGGTACTTTCGAATGCTTTCTTCTTGTCTTCCATTGGAACACTTCCGAACTCAAAGAATAATGGTTTGTTTAAATACATTCCCATAAATGACAATGCACTACGCTTAACATTTTCTTCAAGTGCAACGTAACCGATGCTGAGTTTCTCTTTCATCATAAGATGGTAAGTAATCTCTTTAACTATCGTGCTCTTTCCGACCCCAGATCCAGCAGTAAATGTAACGAGTTCACCTTTTCTTAAACCTCTGAACTTTTCATTCAGCATAGGGAAAGGGTACTCATAAGTTTCAAAGACTTCTTCCTTGGATACTAGATCCCATAAGTCTTTACCATTTACTACACCATCAATACGTAATGGTTCTGCAGAGTAAGATGCAGATACAACTGCGGACTTACCCTTCGATACTAATAATTCATTAGCATCCTTGAAACCATTTTGTGTAATGATCTTTAATTGACCTGGTTTAAACAAGTCAGCAACGTCTTCTACTGCTTGGTGTCCTGGATCATCATCGTCAAACCACAGTACAACTTCCTTAAATGATAGTAACCATTCTAGGTTTGCTTTAAGGTTTTTAAATGCTGATTGAGCACCATTGATTAAGGAAACAACAGGCCATTTAGATCCGAATGCTTCTGCTACAGAGAGAGCATCAATCTCTCCCTCAGTAACAATAACTTTCTTACCACCAGATGAGAATAACTGCTGACCAAAGAGCAATGATGTTTGACCCACAGAATAAAACTGTTTGTTGACACCACGGATCTTCTGACCAGTTAGTTTTTTATCCTTATCATAATAGTTTGCGACCTGCACAGTAGCACCCTTAGAATCTTCAGCAATGTGGTAACCATACTTTCGGCAGGTTTCCTCACTGATTTTCCTTTTTGGAATTGCTTTGTACGTTCCTTGCAATAAAATTTTTTGACTTTTTTTGAACGTCTTTTCTATTGGTGCTGACTCACCATCCTTGTGAGTGTATGCACCGCAAGAAAAACAATGGGCAGAACCATCCTCATATACTGCATTTGCATCACTGCTACCGCAATCTTCACAACTAGTATGTTTTACGAATGTACCCATTTCTCTCTCCTAGAAATCTCCGTCTGAATCTTCAAAAGTTTCTGAAGTATCTTCAAATCCATCACCTGACTCATCAGTAAATGATTCGCCACCTGCCTCATATTTAATGAGATCAATGATCTGGATCTTTTTCAACTTAAGTGTGATACCTACGAAATTTCCATTTGCCATATAGTATGGATTTGCCCATACCTGCAATTTAATAACACTACCGTTACCGATTAGTAAATTCCAATCTTTTTGCTCGACACCTTTGTCATCGAACACTGGTATTGTTACATTGTATTCATTTCCATTACGATCAACGCCTTTCGCCTTGGTTTTGGTTTTCAGGAAAATCTTTCCAGTTTCATTTCCTTCTTTATCCATTTCCTCGTGAAATACGTCTTTCACTGCTAATGACTTCGCTTTTGCTGGAGCAAGATTACGCTTTGCTTCTTCAAATGCTTGATCACGTAGTTTTTCCATATTGGAAATAAACTTCTGAACGTCACTCGCTTCAGGATCTAAGACAATGTTCGCAGAAAAGATACCATCCGCATCGAATGTTGTATCTGGATCTTTGATCTTTACCCAAGATGCTGAACCACGTGGTGTAACCACAGCACGTCCCTTAGTTTCATTAATGACTTTTGCCATATTTTTACCCTCAGTGTTTAGGTTTAAACAAATTGCTCATAATATCGTTATAAGCATTCCTACTATCCTCGAATAACTTCAAGGTAGTCATTTCTTCCTCTATGTCATAACCTGCTTCGTCATATTCCTGATTTAGGATTTCTAACTCAATATCAAGTTGTTTTAACATAGCGATTAGAAATACTCTTTTCGCCTCCAATTTTGCTAACTTATCATCTCCATAATCTTCAATCATTCGGATCGATGTAGACAATTGTAGCAATGCCTCCTCAAGTGCTTTTATTAACATAAAATGTTTTTCCTGCTTTAGTGTAACCTCTATGAAAAAATGTACGTAGAATCGTACACATCATCTAGGTTTAGTGTGTCAATCATAACCTTATCACACTCCCCCAATCGATCAGGATAAATCTGTTCGACCCATAAATGTAATGGTTTCTCTTTAAACAACTCGACAAAAGATTCTCGAACTGCATCATTAAGAAAATCAACATCATTCGCTGGAACTCCAAACGAATCGTGAATTAACATAAAACTATTGACTCCTTTTTGTCTAAGTTTTTCAACAGTTAAATACATCAGGGTTGCATCAAGACTATGAATTAAATTTGGTGCAATACCGTTGTACTGTTGTTGTTTATTAATTTTGTTTGTTGGTTTTCTTACTGCTAATGAACCAAGAACTGTTTTTATTCTTTCTTTTGAAGTCTTGGTTTTCCACTGTACTACTGGAAAATGGTAGTAGGGCGTTGTCCATACAAGTGGTTTTTCTGTTTCCTCCTCATAGTAATCGTGAATTATTGACTTAACAAAGTCTTGTCCCGTACTCGCCCCTTTGATAACTGAGTCAATTGCTTTCTTATTTAATTCAACTAATAATCTAGCAACAATCCATTTATCACCTTTCCAAAACACCTCTTCATTGTCTTCCATCTCATCAAGTAATTCTCTCACTTGATCATACATACCTCGTTTTGTAACACTGTAAGGTACAGTCAT